TATGATTATCAAAAAGAGATTTGCGATAAGATTTTTAAAGAAAGAAGAGTTGCAGTTTTAACAGCTCGACAGTCAGGTAAGACCACAACGGCAGTGGCAGTTATTTTACATTATATCTTATTCAACGAATTTAAAACTGTAGCAATCCTTGCAAACAAAGGAGATGCCTCAAGAGAGGTTATGGCTAGAGTTAAGTTAGCATATGAAGCATTACCGAAATGGTTACAACAAGGTATTGAAGAATGGAACAAAGGTAATATTGCATTGGAAAATGGATGCCAAGTATTAGCCGGTACAACATCTTCAAGCGCCATTCGTGGTAAATCTGTTAACTTTCTATACCTCGATGAGGTTGCATTTATCGAAGGATATGATGAGTTTTTCGCATCAGTATATCCAACAATTTCGTCCGGTGAGTCTACGAAGTTATTAATGACTTCTACACCCAACGGACTAAACCACTTTTGGAAGACCTGTAAAGGTGCTAAAGAAGGTACAAACGGTTATGAATATCAAGAAGTTATGTGGTATGATGTTCCTGGCCGAGATGAAAAATGGCGTAAAGAAACACTTGAAGCCTTAGATCATGATGAACAAAAATTTAACCAAGAATATTGCTGTGAGTTCTTAGGTTCATCAGGTACATTAATTTCTGGAGCTAAGCTCAAAGAAATGTATCCTGAAACACCGTTGGCTCAGAGTGAAGGGTTTATTCAGTATGAAAGACCCGAAAAAGATAAACAATATGTAATAACTGCTGATGTAGCGAGAGGTAAAGGTTTAGACTATTCTACCTTTACAGTTTTCGATATTACAGACATGCCTTATAGACAGGTTGCAGTATACAGAGATAATATGATAGGTCCTATTGATTTTGCATCAGTTCTTAATAGATCTGGTAACTTATATAATATGGCAGGAGTATTAGTAGAAATTAACGATATCGGCGGTCAAGTCGTCGATGTATTACACATAGACTATGGTTATGAGAATTTACTTTATACACAAAACTCTGGGCGGAGTGGTAAAGTACTTAGTGGCGGATTTGGAAAAAATGTAGAAAATGGTATAAGAACAACAAAACTGGTTAAAGGCACGGGTTGCTCTATGCTGAAAATGCTCGTAGAACAGAACCAGTTATTTGTCCGTGACAACGAAACAATACAAGAATTGAGTAGGTTCTCAAGAAGAGCCAATTCTTTCGAAGCAGAATCCGGCTTTCATGATGATTTAGTAATGAATTTAGTATTGTTTGCTTGGATGACTGAGCAAGCGTACTTCAAAGATATGACAGACATAAATACATTAAAGAAGCTCAGAGAAAAAACAGAAGAGCAAATTGAAGAAGAGATGTTACCTTTCGGCTTTATCGATGATGGAGACGGAGATGAAGGTTTTTATCACGATGATGGTCTTAGATTATGAAATGCTCAATTAACAGTAAATCGAGTAATTTATAAATAGAAACAGTTATATAAATTAAAATTAAAAACGCGTTTCTAATTAAATAAAGGAGAAAAACATGGCTTTTTCCGTAAGTCCTTCCGTCATTGTTCGTGAAGTGGATGCGAGTCAGGCAGTACCAGGCGTTGCAACAGCTCCAGCGGCAATAGCTGGAATATTCAAATGGGGTCCAACTAACGATCCTATTTTAATCACTTCTGAAAATGAATTAGTTGATCGTTTTGGTAAACCAACCGATGACAACTATGAAACATTTTTCACAGCAGCAGACTACCTCTCATATTCAAATGCCCTTTATGTGGCACGAGCAGATGATGGATCATTAACCGCATCAGGTACTGAAGAAGTATTTGACGCAAATAACAACGTAATTGCAGAAGATTCAACATATCGCGCATTCGATGCCAAGTATGCTGGCGCATTAGGAAACTCAATTGAAGTTTCTTGGGCAACAGCACAATCTATGGTAAAGACTGTTGCAGAAGTTGGAGATATTGAAGCTAATGCAATTTCAAATAACTCTGTAACACAAACTATTACTTTCAATGCTGCAGATTTAAGCTTTGAAACAGCAAATACAGTAGCAGCTCCCACAATTTATGTTGGTGATGTTCTTGTAATTGGTAATTCAAGTGTTGGATTCCAAGAAATGACAGTCGCTACAGTAGAAGCTACCGACATCGAAGAAACATTCGGTTCAGGTAACACTGCAGTAACTGCAACAGTTGGTACTACAACTGCTCTTACATTCAATACAAGATATACTTTGGCTGAAACAGCTTTAAACAAAGTTTCTATTGTTAAGAAATGGCAACATAATTCATTGTTTGGTAAATCACCAAGCACTGGTAATATTCACGTTGCTGTTATCGATAAAGCTGGTGAAATCACTGGAACACCAAACACAGTACTAGAAGTATTTGAGAATCTATCAGCAACACCTGGTGCTACTAATCCACAAGGTGGATCTAGCTATTATCCAAATGTTATTGAAAGCAAATCAGCTTGGGTTAAAGTGGCTAACACTGCCGTTGTAACTGCAGAACTTGGAGTTGCAAATAGTGCAGGTACCAACCAGTACGAAAGAATGGCTGGCGGTACAGACGCTTCAACTGAAGCTAATGCAACTTTAAGCGCATTAGCATTTGCTTGGGATGTATTCAAAAATACAAACGAAATCGATATTTCTTTTGCCCTACAAGGTAAAGGCGACGATGAAGGCGTTAGAGCTAATTACATTATTTCTAACGTTGCAGATTATCGCAGAGATTGTGTTGCTTTCATCTCACCTTCATACGAAGCAGTAGTTGCTGAAGTAAAAACTAACGAGAAAATGATCAAAGCAATTGCTTATCGTAATAAGATTCAGAACTCTTCTTACGCATTCATTGACAGTGGTTATAAATATAGGTATGATAAGTATAACGACAGTTATCGTTGGACACCACTAAATGGTGATATGGCAGGTCTTTCTTCAAGGGTAGATCCTTGGGAATCTCCAGCAGGTTACAGAAAAGGTATTATTAAGAATATCGTTAAATTAGCGTTTAACCCAAGCAAACCACAAAGAGATGTTTTATATAGCTCGGATGTTAATCCGGTTATGTCTCAAGCAGGTCGTGGAATTGTTCTATTTGGTGATAAAACGGGTCTTGGTTTAGCAAGTGCATTCGATAGATTAAATGTTCGTAGATTGTTTATCTCAGTTGAGAAATCAATTGCAACAGCGGCGGAAAGCTTCTTATTCGAGTTTAATGATGATTTTACACAAACTCAATTCAAGAACATAGTCGATCCATTCTTAAGGGATATACAAGGCCGTCGCGGGATTATTGATTACAGAGTCGTTTCAGACGCTTCAGTCAATACCCCAGAAATTGTAGATGCAAATAAGTTCCGTGCAAGCATATTCATTAAACCAGCACGTTCTATTAACGTTATCGAATTAACATTCGTTGCAACTAGAACCGGTGTTGAGTTTGATGAAATTGTTGGTCAGATCGCATAATAAATATATTTAAAAGGAGAAAGCAACATGGCATTTAACATCAATCAGTTCAAATCAGAACTTGTCGGTGGCGGTGCACGTCCTACGCTCTTCCAATGTCAGATCACCAACCCAGTTAATACAGCTGCCGATATAAAAGTACCATTTATGGTACGGGCAGCTGGAATTCCTGAGTCCACAGTAGGTCAGTATACCGTACCTTACTTTGGACGTCAGGTTAAATACGCTGGAGATAGAACATTTGCAGACTGGACAGTAACCGTAATCAACGACGAAGACTTTGCTATAAGAAACGCAATGGAAGAGTGGATGAACTTCATCAACTCTCATGATTCAAACGCAAGAGGTTTACCTCAACAGTACAAATCTAACGGGCAAATTACCCAGTTTAGTAAAGATGGTTCGCCATTACGTACTTACGTTTTTGAAGGCATGTTCCCTATTGCAATCGACGGCATACAGATGGATTGGTCCGCCACCGATTCAATCGAAGAATTTAGTATTACATTCCAATATGATTTATGGAGAGTTGAAGGTAATACTGGCGTACCAACTACATAATTTATTATATAATGTGAGGAATGAAAATTGAGATTATTTGGATTTGAAATAAATCGTGATTCAGGCGAAGAGATCGTAGCTCCGGTCTCCTTCGCTGAACCACAAAATGATGACGGTGCGATTACCGTCGGTAACGCTGTGGGAGGTTTCTACAGTACTATTCTAGATTTAGAAGGTACTGCAAAAACTGAATCAGAGCTAGTGACTAAATATCGTGGCTTAGCTATGAACCCAGAAATTACTCAGGCGGTTGATGAAATCGTTAATGAAGCAATTTCTGTGGATCTAGAAGATAAAGTTGTAGATATTGTAATGGACGATTCAGATCTTCCAGATAAAGTTAAAGAAAAAGTATCAGAAACCTTTCAAGAAGTTCTTACTTTATTAGATTTTACTAATAAAGGCTATGATACGTTTTCAAAATTCTATGTCGATGGCAGAGTAAACTATCACTGTATTATCGATAACGAAAATTTAAAAGACGGTATTAAGGAACTACGATATGTAGATCCACGCAAACTTAAACTTATTCGCGAAATGGATAAGAAAGGTACCGACAAACATTCCGGAGTTCCAGTCAAAAAGGTTAAAGCTGAGTACTATATGTATTCAGAAAACGGTTTTGGTAGTGAAAAAGGTTCCGGAACATCAGGTTCTCAAGGCTATAAAATTGCAAAAGACTCTATTGCCCGTATTACATCAGGTCAAATGAGCGAAAACAATGCTTTGGTTCTTAGCCATTTGCATGCTGCTATTAAGCCAATCAATCAGTTAAGGATGCTCGAAGATGCAACAATCATTTATACTCTTACTAGAGCTCCTGAGAGAAGAATCTTCTATATTGATGTCGGTAACTTACCTAAGTCGAAAGCTGAACAATATCTAAGAGATATGATGGTTCGTCATAAGAACAAGCTACAATATAATTCATCTACCGGTGAAATTACAGATGCTCGTAAAATGATGACTATGACTGAAGATTTCTGGTTCCCACGTAGAGGTGGTGAAAGAACTACTGAAGTCGATACATTAGCCGGTGGTAATGCAGCAGGTTTAACTAATGATGAAAACCTACAGTACTTCCAACGCAAATTATACAAATCACTTAAAGTTCCATTATCACGTTTAGAGCCAGAAACAATGTATTCATTTGGCCGTGTCTCTGAAATTACACGTGACGAACTTAAGTTTAGCAAATTCATTCAACGTTTAAGAAATAGATTCTCTAATTTGTTTACTCAGATATTAGAAAAACAACTTATTCTTAAAGGTATTATGACACCAGAAGAATTTGCAGAGATAAAGAATACACTTCGTTATGATTTCATACAAGACAACTATTTTTCTGAATTAAAAGAGGCTGAAATTGCTCGTGAAAGATTAACAACTTTAAGAGAAGTTGATGAGCATATCGGTACATATTATTCTCGCGAATGGGTTCGTAAAAATGTTCTTCGTATGACTGATGATGATATTAAGAGCATGGAAAAACAAATTGCAGCTGAAGCAGCAAGTGAAGCTCCTGATGAAGATGAACAAGATGATCAGGATCAAGACAACCAGTTTCAAAGCAACAGCTCAAACACGGATTCAAAAACAGTTAATGGATAAATATAATCAAATTAAACCAAATTTAGGAGATTCCCAATGAGGTCCTTTAAAAAATATATAGCAGAAGTTGCTCAGCCAAGAGAAAAGGGCGCTCACGAAGAGCAGGCTTTTAAAGATCAACATGTATACGAAGTTATTCCACATCCCGTTGCATTAGATACTCAATTCAATGGCGAAATTAATGCACCATCTGCAGCTCGTCCTGCTGATCAAAAAGGCGATGCTGCCTATGACCAAGCTTATTCAAAAGGCGTATTCGAAGAAAGCGCTGAAGAAGCTGTATCTGAAGCTTTATCACCCAAGCAAAAAGAAATCGATCACGACAATGATGGTGATATCGATGGTAAAGATCTTGCAGCATTAAGAGCTAAAAAGAAAAACAAATCAGTAAAGCAAGAAGACGCTGACTTAGAAGAAAAAGTAACACATTCTCCTAAGCATATTAAAATGGCCATTGGTATTGCATCTGATAAAAGATACAAAGGTGGTAATATGACTGGCGCTGTTAAGGCTATGAACAAAATGAAGCCTGGTATTTCAGATCATCCACAAGTTGCAGCAGTTCTTAAAAAGCAAAATGAAGAGTTTATTGCATTAGAAGAAGATGAGAATAAAACTCATACTGTTGATATCGACCATATGGGTGGCCATGATGCAGCTGCTAAGAAGCATAACATTACTTTAAAGAAAACAGGCCATACTGATTATTCTCACGATGCTACTGGTAAGAAAAAAGATCTTAGGAAGTACTTAGCAAAGCATTACGATTCAGCTGAAGATGCAAAAGATATTCACCCTGAATTGCACGAAACAACTATGGCTGCTACTAAGAAACCAGTAACAATGACTGGTCCAGATGGTAAGACTCGTACAGTTATGAAAACTACTAAAGTTAAAAACACTGACGATTCAGGTCAAGATAAAATTATTACTAATGAATCTATTCTTGCACAATTAGAAGAAAACATTAAGTTCAAAGTTGGTATGTTACGATTAAAGAATGGTAAATCTGTAACTATCAAGAAGCAAGATTCTGATTTATTAAATCAAATGTTCAAAGATCTTTCAGCTACAAACCGTAGAAAACTCGGTGCAGTTGCTATGAAAGACGAAGCTGGATTCAAAGAAATCTTAGGGTTCGCAAGAGAAGCATTATAAAAAGAATTATAAATATAATAGAATAATATAGAGGCACAAAATGAAACTTATTACTGAAGTTGTAGAAGAATGTAATGTTATTACCGATCTTAATGAAGAGACTGGTGAAAAGTCGTACTTCATTGAAGGGATCTTCATGCAAGGCGATATTAAGAATCGTAATGGCCGAATTTATCCATCTGCGATTCTTGAAAAAGAAATGAATCGCTATAGCAAAGATTTCATCGGTACTAAAAGAGCTCTCGGCGAGTTGGGACATCCTGACGGACCAAGCATTAATGGCGATAGGGTATCACACCTTATCACAGAAATGAAAAAAGATGGTTCTAATTTTACCGGTAAAGCAAAGATTCTTGGTACACCAATGGGTAACATCGTCAAAACCTTAATGGATGAAGGCGTTCTTATCGGAGTATCAACACGGGGACTTGGTTCTGTCAAGCAAGGCAAAGACGGAATCATGGAAGTACAAAACGATTTCCATTTAGCTACTGTTGACATTGTCACAGATCCATCTGGTCCAAATTGTTTCGTAAATGGTATTATGGAGAATGCAGAATATTTCTATGATATCGCTTCAGGCAATTGGCTTCCTCAAGATGTGTCTGTTGAAGAGGTTATTGAAGAAATTCAAGAGACAGTAGAAAAAGAAGTTAGACGAGTTGTTCGTCGAGTAGATGAAGTTACAGCAGCGCAGTTATTCGAACGCTTCGTAAGTTCTCTAAGAAAATAACTTTTTAATAAATAGTAAACATATAGAATAACCAATTAAAAAGGAGTAGAACATATGTCAAATGAGTTAGACGAAAAGTTCGTTGAAAAATCCGGTGGTGATGGCGTTCCTGCAGCTGAAGTTGCAGATACAGCAAAGCCAGAGGGCGGCGAAATTAAAAAGAAAAAGGCAGATGTCAAAAAGAAGGTTGATCCGTCAGCCGACAAAGTAGACAAAGTAACTCCAGGCCAGACAGGCGCTGTTGCAGAAGAAGCTGAAGAAGTAGAAGCTGAAGCAGTAGTCGAAGAAGTAGTTGAAATTGAGGAATCAATCCAGGCTATGTTCGAAGGCGTGGATCTTTCAGAAGAATTTAAATCAAAGGTAACATTAGTATTTGAAGCCGCAGTTAATGAAGCTGCTACTGCAAAAGCTGACGTTATTATCGCAGAAAAAACTGAAGCTCTGGAAACAGAGATGAAGGAATCAATTGATTCTTCTGTAGAAAAAATCGTTGAAAACTTAGATTCTTATCTCGACTACGTTGTAGAAGAGTGGATGAAAGAAAACGAGCTTGCTATTGAAACCGGCGTTAAGGTAGAAATGGCAGAATCATTAATGGATGGTCTTAAGTCACTATTCGAAGAGCACAACTTAGATATCGACGATGAAACTGTTGATGTTGTAGCTGGTCTTGAAGAAGAAATTGGTGAGCTTAAGTCAAAAACTAATGAAGTCATTAACGAAAACGTTGCACTTAATCTTGCAATTGATGCACTTAATGCAGACAGAGTATTTGATGAAATGACCGAAGACTTGACTATCACCCAGCGTGAAAGACTTAAAGTTCTTTCTGAGAAACTCGACGTACAAGATATTGCGGAATATAAAACCGACCTTTCAACACTTAAGGAATCTTTCTTCGCTAAGAAAGCTACTGTAGTTGAGGAAGTTCAGGAAGAGCAAGAAATCATTACTGAAGAAACAGAAGTTAAGAGACCAGTCTCTGACCACTCTTCAATTAATGCTCTCGTTGAGTCTCTAAACGCAAGAAACAAATAACACTAAAACAGTAAATATTATAAATAGATCCAGATAGAACTTATTTAAACAAGGAGATAGACAATTATGGCACAGTCAAACTATCAAGCGCTTGTGGAAAAGTGGGGCCCAATTCTTGAGCACGACTCTTTTTCACCAATTGCAGATCAACACAAGAAGTCGGTAACGGCAACAATTCTTGAAAACACTGAAAAGGCATTAGTAGAATCAGGAGATATTTCTGCTTCTATGACTGGCTTACTAAGTGAAACTACAGTAACAGGCGACGGCGGCTTCGGCTCAGCTTCAACTGCTGCTGGACCAACTGCTGGTTACGATCCAGTATTAATCTCATTAGTACGTCGTGCTATGCCTAATCTTATGGCATACGACATTGCTGGTGTACAGCCGATGACAGGACCAACCGGTCTTATCTTCGCAATGCGTTCAACTTACACTAACCAAGCTGGCGGCGAAGCTTTCTACAACGAAGCTGACACTGACTTCTCTGGTGCAGGTACTCACGCACAGTCATTACCACATGCTTCACCTACTACAGGTACTGGTATGGATACTGACGACGCTGAAGCTCTGGGAACTCTTCCAGTAGTCGGCGGAACAGGCGCTGCTGGTGACCCAGTTGCTCCAACTACAAGCTTTGCAGAAATGGCCTTCTCAATCGAGAAAGTAACTGTTGCTGCTAAGTCAAGAGCTCTTAAAGCTGAATACACTACTGAGCTTGCTCAGGATCTTAAAGCTGTTCACGGCTTGGATGCTGAAACAGAACTAGCGAACATTCTTCAGTCTGAAATCTTAGTTGAAATCAACAGAGAATTAGTACGTACAATCTACACAAATGCTGTAGCTGGTGCAACTAATACTGCTGCTGCTGGAACTTTTGATCTAGACGTTGATGCAAACGGTCGTTGGTCAGTAGAGAAGTTCAAGGGTCTTATGTTCCAAATTGAGCAAGAAGCTAACGCTATTGCAAAAGGAACCAGACGTGGTAAAGGTAACATCGTAATTTGTTCTTCAGACGTAGCTTCTGCATTACAAATGGCTGGTGTTCTTGATTACACTCCTGCTCTTAACTCTAACAGCTTATCAGTAGATGATACAGGTAATACTTTTGCTGGTGTTCTTAATGGACGTTACAAAGTATATATCGATCCATATGCTGGCTCAAACTACTTAGTAGTAGGCTATAAAGGTTCTAGCGCATTCGATGCTGGTATCTTCTATTGCCCATACGTTCCATTACAAATGGTTCGTGCAGTTGGTGAGAATAGCTTCCAGCCAAAAATCGGGTTCAAAACTCGTTATGGCATGGTATCTAATCCATACGCTAAAGGCATTACTCAAGGTTCAGGTGCATTGGATGCAAACTCCAACGTATACTACCGTAGAGTTGGTATCGCGAACTTATTCTAATAAGTTAAGATACA